GTGGGATGAAGTACAAGACTATAGGACGTCGCATGAGTGGTGACATGAATACTGCGTTAGGAAATTGCGTACTAATGATTCTGATGATTGTTGATTCAATGCAGATGATCGGCGCTAGTCCAACGCAATGGGACATCATTGATGATGGTGATGACTGTTGTTTGCTGGTTGAGAAAAGCATAGCAGATGTTGTCAAGTTTAGCCTTCCAAGGCTCTTCCGTGACTATGGACATGATCTTAAAATCGAGTCTGTAGCGGAAGCCTTCAATGATGTGGAGCTATGTGGGTGTAAACCTATTACTGTTTGTGGGGTAGAGAAGTTTGTTCTTAGACCTCAGCGGTGTATGGGGAAAACACTCACTGTAGTGAAAGAATTCAACCCAGAGTTTTTGGCTCGTTACATGTCTACCATAGGTCAATGTCAATTGGCCTTGCATCATGGTGTTCCAGTTTTACAAGAGTTTGCGCTTTTGCTGAGGAGGGCGCATCCTAAGTTACTCAGTGAGCTGCCGAGGTCATATCAGTATCGTTTGACCAATGAAGCAGACCCTTGGTGTGCAGTACCAGTGGAAATCACAGATGAATCGCGGGAACAATTTAGCTTGGCGTTTAACATTAGTGTTGAACAGCAATATGAAGTGGAAGATCACTTAAGTCGTATGACAGGTGATCAACTACTGAGGTTGGCACCGCCTCTTGAGGTGCCGGCCGATAAACAAGTGAATGTTTATGTTTCCAAGTGAAAGAGATTTGATAATTATTCCAAACTGCACAATGCCGAACAAAGCAAATACCAAGAAGAATCCCGGTGGCGGAATGACCACTAATAAGAAACCGAGGGTTAGGAGAGCACGGCCTGCCAAGCAAGCAGCCGTGGCCAGAGAGTATGCCCCAACATCTAAGGGCATGAAGGTTGTGAATCTGGGAGCTAGAATCTCAGGCTCAGGGGACGTGGTGCGTATTGCTCATAGGGAGTATATAGCCGATGTGACTACAACAGTGGCCACATTTGAGACTCGGGTGTTCAAAATCAACCCTGGAGTGGCTACTACTTTCCCGTGGTTGAGCAATATTGCAGCGAACTTTGAGAAGTACAGATTCAGGAAACTGAAGTTCTGTTACTATTCGTCAGTAGCAACTACTACTGCCGGATCTGTTATGCTAGCTATTGATCTAGATACGTTGGATGCCCCCCCTGCATCTAAGCAACAGATGCTTCAGATGCAACGTGTAGTGAGGGCGAATGTTTGGGAGGAGTGCTGCAGCTTCATCCCGGAGGCAGTTCCAGAGTTGTATATACGAACTGGAGCTGTTCCTGTGGGTGCTGATGCAAAAACTTATGATGCAGGTCAACTCATCATAGGAACGGTAGGGACAACGGCTGCTACAATTGGTGAAGCGTGGTTTGAGTATGATGTGGAACTTCACACACCTCAATCCACTCAAGCCGCTGTTGCAACAGCCACCCTGACCGCACCTGACGGAGACTTTACTGACTCCGTGATCTTGGGATCGCTTCGTGCGGTGCCCACGACGGCAGTTAATGTCGAGGTGTTCACCCAAGCAGGACTGAGCTACATCTTTGTGATGACTAGCCAGGACGCACTAGACAATCTTAATGTGCTAGGTGGTACTCTTGTGTATTCATCTAACACAACAGGGACTGGGACCAGCCTTTACACAGGCGTGCGGATTGTGACTGCAGGAGTCGCTCCGCTTCAAGTACTTGTACCAGCATCAGTTGTTGGTCGTAAGTTGCTTGTTTCTCCTATCCAAACGATCTAGGGTGGAAGCGCGTGCTTTAAAATCCATCCTGCGTGCGGGCGAGGCGCGAGACTCGTAACCGCCTTCGAAGTTAATTCCCCTTCGTCGTATCATGGTTGGTCTTACAATGGACTGGGTGAGCCGAAAGGCAAGCTCGGGCCGTCATGTTGTGCCGGATCTGATTCCTACGCCATTGGAGCTCTCAATCCAGAGTTGTTCCTCGGGCTGATTTGAACCACCCGTTGTCTAAGTTGCGTCAATCACAGGCGTTCATACTTAGAAATGGAAGATCTGAAGCCGGTTTTCCGGTACACTTGACTGT